CAGATTTTGCATTGGCAAAATACTATGGCAAAATACCAAACAATATGCTTATTACTCTTCGAAGATTTGCATATCCAGCCGCTGATGATATTGTAACTCCGCAAGCTCTTTCTGCTGATGGAAAAACAATGGAAAAAATACAGCAACCGGATATTGCTCGAGCAGTAACTTGGCTAGGTGAAGCTCCCGGTAATACAATGGGAGATATATTAAAATTTTCAAATGGTTTTAATTGGAAAGATGCCGAAGCCCAAGTACAGACTTTAAATTCACAGCAGGGTGCTGCTTCTGCAAAATTTGGTAGTATTGTTGAAAATAATAAAATACTTTCGGCAATGGCAAATGCCGGAGCAGGTAGAGATGCTGTTGCAGCCAATGCAAATAAACAAAACGCGGGATTTGATGCATATAGTAACACATATCCAAACCATGTTTTTGGGCCGCTAAATGTTATTAAAAACGTATTAGTTAGAGATCAGGGTCTTAAATTTGAACAAGAATTTAAACTTAAATTTGAATATGAATTAAGAGCCTTTGAAGGAGCAAATCCTAAAATAATGATGTTGGATCAACTTGCAAATATTTTAGCATTAACATATAACAATGCTCCTTTTTGGGGAGGTTCTGTTAGATATATTAGTGATGGTTCAGTTGCAAAACCATTAGGTAATTTAAGTAAACTTCGAGAAGGAGATTTTCTTGGATTTGCAGGAAGTATTGTCGATGATATGGGTAAAATGTTTAAAGGTGCAGGTGCTGGATTTGGTGGTGCAGCCGGAGCATTAATGAATGGTGATATTGGAGGTGCATTAGGCGCACTTAAAGATAATAAGTTTTTAAATAATCTTATTGGAGGTGCTGCAATGGATATGTTTAATACACCACAAGGAGGACAAGCAGTTGCTTCATTACTTACCGGAGACCCGACAGGTCAATGGCATGTAACAATTGGAAATCCTCTTAATCCAATAATGGTAATTGGTAATTTATGTATGACTGATTGTAATATTGCCTTTGAAGGAGGGATGGGAATTCAAGATTTTCCAGAAAGAATGACTGCAGAAATTACATTAAAACCAGGTCGACCAAGAGATAAGGCTGAAATTGAATCAATGTTTAACTCGGGAAGAGGACGTTTTTATGTTCAACCTGATGATGTTGCCGATATTAACAAAACAGTAGATGTTAGCGCTTATGGAAATAAAGATCGAAAAGGTGCAGGTAAAGATACCTTTGTAAACAATTTTAGAAAATTAAGTAACGGATAATGCAGTTCAATACATTAAATGGTAAGAAATTAGTAGATGGTAGATATAAATTTACCAAGCCTACTCTTGTATTTTTAGAAACAAATGAGGTAATTGCAGAGCATACTGTAACTGAAGACCAAGTCGGTAGAGTTGATTTAATTTCATTACTATATTATAGGAGTGCTAACTACTGTGATTATATATTAAAATGGAATGGTATTTCAAACCCATTCTCTTTAAAATTTGGAGATGTTATTGAGATTCCAAATCATAGAGAAGCTCTTAGGGTTGTTAAAGAAATTAAAGTTTTAAGTTCAACAAACGAACCTTCAATTAGAGACCAGTTTATAGATACTAAAAGACTTCCGGTTAAAGATGTTAAGCGAATTGAGTATCTACAAAGAAAAGCGGCACTAAAACCAAATGGAGCAAAACAAATTTTACCTCCAAATATTCTAAAAGAAGGAGAAACTAATATTAAAATCGGTAACGGTAGAATCATTATTTAATGGCATCAATTAACAATCATATTCTTACTATAACAGAACCTACTATCAAATTAGATGAAGTAGTTTTTGAATCGTTTGGGGAGGGTGAACCTGAAGCAACTAAAATGAGTACAAGTAAAGGTTACTTATTAATGGTTTCTATCAATGGATACGTTTTTAGTGACCGGGATATTTTAAAAATGGTATTAAATTGTGGTGGTCCTCTTCCAACAATAGACCTTACTATTGCAGATACTTTAGGTTTATTCACTATTGATACTTTTCCTAGAGATGGAGACGTTATTAATTTTAGAATGGGTACACTTGACAAGACTTCATATAAAGATATTAGAATAGATTTTGATATTACAAGTGCTGATCAGCCTCGACAGAATTCAAATGTCAAAGGAGGAAAATACAATTTCTCGGGAAGAATCAAAGTTCCAGGTCTATATGCAGATGAATGTAAGTCTTATGGGACAGGAACGTCATTAGAACACATTGAGGCAATTGCAAATGATTTAAAACTTGGAGTTGCAACTAACATTGATTCTGCAGATGATAAAATGAATCTTATTTTACCTTACAATAGTAGATTTGATACATTGGGAGATTTGGTAAGACACTCGTATATTGATGAGGATAGCTTTCAGTCATATTGTATTGACCAATATTATTATATAAATTATGTTAATTTAAACACTTTATTAGAATCAGAAGAATCTTTTGAAGAGATGATTTCTGCTTATGATAGAGAACTTAATGACATGCCTGGAAATGGATCTGATGATTCAACTAATCAAACTAAAAAACCACTTATATTAACCAATCATAAAAGAGATGCTGGTACAAACTTATTTATTGAGGCACAGTCTCTAGTAAATAGCGCCGGAAGTAAAACTAAAAAGAATGGTTATAAAAGAACTCTTCAATTTTTTGAAAATGATTCAGATGAAGGATTGGTAAGTCATGAAATTGAACCACTTGCAAGTAAAAACATGTCAGATATTGAAGAACCTATGAAGGGTCGAAGAGATGAGGACAGATATAAAGGTGAAACTAAAACAAAATATACCGGTAGAAAAAACTCAGATCCGGAAACTTCGCATACCCATCTAAATTATGAGTATGCTGCAATAAGTAATGCGCAGAACTTAGATGAGATTAAAAAAATGTCTTTGGAAGTTTCATTAGCATCTTTTAATCCTGCAATCCATTTATATCAAAAATTACCGGTTGCAATTTACACGAATCAACAAGATAAATTAGGAGCAGACAAAGTTATTAAGGATGCTAAGAAGGAAAAAGGATTTGATACTACAGTCGACGAAGATACATCAACAGTAGAACCTGGTAAATATGTGATTGATGAATTTTTATCAGCATATTATGTAGTCGGAGGTATTGAATATACATATAAGTCAGGGGATCCTTCTGTTAAACAAAAATTAAAATTGCTAAGAAGAGAATGGCCAAGTAGAATTAATAATATTAATCCAGAGACTGTTGCTGCTCAACCAACACCCGCAACTCCTCCTACGCCGCCTCTTACTCCAGAGCCAGTTGAAACTCCCGCACCGCCGATACCAATTCCAATTCCTGAAATACCAATACAAGGAAAATATACTTATATAATTGAAGATCTTGGGTTTGAAAAACAAATTGTTGTTTTTGAAAATAATACTGAAGTATTTAGAGGCCAGCCTAGTTTAACAGCAGAAGATGCAGTATTAGTACAAGAGGCTAAAAACAATTTAGATCCAACTGGTTCTGATTCAGATGTACAGAACATGAAAAGAAAATAAAGATAGATAATATATGTCAGATTTTAAAACACCAATGGATTTTAGAAAGGGTTCCTATAGGAAATACCCTTACCAAGATCCGACTTACCTTTCTTTTGCATTATTATTTGATTTTTATGATATAGAAAGCTCTCCACTCCTTGCCGGAGGGGCTGAATCATTTTTAAGAGATTTAGCAGACAGAGAAGCTGATTCTTTTTATTATGACAGACTAGATGACTTAAAAAATTTTATAAAAACATTAAATGAAGTTAACAGAGAATTGCCGTGGTTTTGGCAATCATTAAAAGGACTTGAAAGATTACAACAATACAATCCTGAAAATGCATATATAGGAGGCGATGATGCAAAACTTGAAATTGAAACCTTAGAATCTTTAAATCTTACAATTTCAGGTTTAATGCACTTATATAGAAGAGCAATATTTGATGAGAGAAAGTGGAGTTATATTATTCCTGCTAATTTAAGAAAGTTTAGAATGTGGGTGTATGTTACTGAAGTACGTTCAATTGCAATTGTAGAAGATGTAAAAATAAATGGAATTCCTAAAAAACTGGATAAAAGTGTAGTAACTGGATTTCCAGATAATATTAAACCAAAAATTGATGTTGAAAATAAAAATGCAGGTATTTCTGGAACAGAAGGTCGTCCTTATTTTTTAATAGGAGCAAAATATTGTGAATTTGATTTAGCATCAGGAACTACTATTTTTGCTGATCTTAATAAAAATCCTGAGATGGCAAAAGAGGCTCTTACGATAAAATATGAAAAAATTGAAAAGGTTGAGGCAAGAGTATTAAACGGAATCATTAAACAATATTATGCAGAGGGTCAATTGTCACCTGCCCCTGATGCAGAAATGTTTTCATCCTCATCAAAAACTCCTATTGAATTTGCTAAAGATAAAATTAAAGGTAAAATTGATAAAGTATCTGAAAGTGCAAAAGAAGACCTTATTGCGCTTGGTGAATCTAAAAAAAGAGAGTTACTTCAAAGGTTAAGAGATAATACTATTAATCGAGTTCCAACATTTGAAAATGTATTTTCAAATGTTATTAGAAGAGCCGATCAGGCATCTACTGCTGTTTTAAATGATACAATTGCAGGAAGAAATATAGGAGCTGCGATTCAGGCTAATGTGTATGGAATCTTACCTGGTTCCACAATAGCGCAAGGACTTAATAGAGCTGCTGTTAATAACTTAGGTAATATTTATGACATATAATGGCAACAGATACTGAACTAGAAAAAGATAACATTAGAGAAACCCACTGGATAGGTGAGGTTGTAGACAATGCGGATCCTAAGAATTGGGGAAGATGTAGAGTTAAAGTATTTGGAAAGTTTGATAAACTACCTAATGATGCTATTCCATGGGCAACTCCAATGAATAGAGACCTTGTCGGTTCACACAATACTCCAAATGTTGGGACTATTGTTGCTGTTCGTTTTGATAATGGTAACTTATACCACCCGGAATATTGGTTTCAAATCAATCAAAGTAAAGCCCTTAAGGCAGATGTTCTTGATAAATCAGGAGAGGCGCATAATGTTGTTTCACTTATTTACGATGAGGTAAGAAATATAAGAATCTATCATTCACCTGAAGATGGACTTGTAATTACAAGAGGAACCGGAGCCAAAGAACGTCCCCTGATTCAAATTGATGAAAAAGGATTTATTAAAATTTCAACTAGTGAAAAAATATTCCTTGACTCTGGGAACATATTCTTAAGTAATACTGGAGAGGGTGGTGAAAATGAAGATGAACCAACCGTTCGTGGTGTTTCTTTAGAAAAATGGTTAAATAAATTATTGGACGACTATAAAGCACATATCCACCCAACTCCAACAGGGCCTTCAGGACCTCCTTCTGCCCCAACACCTTCGACAGTTTCAAGTCTTAAAAGCTCGCACATAACTTACCAGCAAAAAGATAAATAATTGGGATAAATATTCTATAAATTAACACAATATGCCTGCACAATGGCCAATATTTATTAATAACCTTTCTAAAAAACTGGCCAGTAGAACTTCTAAAGGACCAGACGATATTGGTATGTTTGTTGCTAATGAATATTATAATGCTGTTAAAACAGCACAAACACCATTTGGAAATATTCATAAGTCTGGCCAAAAACCAATACTTGAAGAGGGATTTAAAAAAGCATTTAATATGCTATTCAAATCTACTGAACCTCAATTAGAAGACAAATTTGGAAATCCATTATATGATGATATGTTTGAAAAACTTCCATCTATAGATTTAAACATAAATTTAGATTGTGAATTTGAAGAGTGGACTATAAATAATAAAGATACAATTGACCCTTTTGAATTTTATCCTCTGTTTCCTTCAACATGTATAATTCCAAAACCAATAGTTCCAGAAACAAATAAGTTTGGAGATATTGGTTTTACATCTGGCGCTGATATAACCTCCGAAAATGCAGATAACCAACCAGAACTTCGATATGTAACAATGTCAGTTGTTGGCGGGGATGGAACGTCTCCATATGAATTTACATATTCATTAAATGGAGAAGTACAGCCGACATTGACTTCTGATAGTCAGGGAATTGTAAGATTCTTAGCTCCTACTGATCCTGGAAAATATGAATATACCTTTATTAGTGCAATGGATGCTTCTAAAAAGGCAGAGATTAAAAATATAAATAGAAGTGCTTCTATAGAAATAAAAGAAGATGCAAATGCGGTTGAAATTAAAGTTGATCTGGAATTATCTAAACCTATTCAATTAGTAAAACCTATGACAGAAACCCAACAGGTCGATGAAATTGTAAATAGAGTAATATCTCAAAACAATGGAACTGAGGAATATTTAGATTGGGTTGAACGACTTGCATATAATGGAGAATTTGCTAAAAAAGTAGGTAAAAAGGTTTTAGAATTTTTCGATAAAGAGGCTAATTCTATTAAAAAAAATACTGGAGTTGTTGGATTACCCCAGGCAGCATCGCCTATCGCGTTGAACGTTACTGGTTTTAATTATGAGAAACAAATTGAATCAGCTAATGAAAAAATAAAAACCGCTAAAGATAAACTAAATACAATACAACTAAAAGGTAGCTCAATCGAAAAAAGATATGCATTTATTGAAGTACTCCAGTCTGAAATTAATTTAGAAAGAGTTAATTTGGCATACAATAGAACTTTTAATATGTTTCTTGCAGACAGTAATGCTGAAAAAATTAAAGCATTGAATGAAAGAGTTTCAAGGGAATTACAATTAATTAATATTGACGTTGCTAAAGAAAATATTAACAAAATTAAAGATATTAATTCAATTGATTTTATAATTGAAAAAATAAAAATATATCAAAACGAGTTAATAGTTGCGCAACTTGATAAAGATGAAAGAAAAATAGATACTTTAAACAGAGAGTTAACAGTGCAATCTCTTCGAATAATAAAACTTCAAAATAAAATCAAAGAAGAGAACACAATTAATGATCGATTGTTTCAAGAAGAATATGATGATAGACCTGATAATATACCAAAATTTATAACAGCAAATTTGATTTGTATATTTTCATACGTTGCAGGAATTGATGATAATCAGACCGGTGCTCCAGATAAAAATCCAATAATTGCAACATCAACAACAGGTACAAACTATGGATATAATAGCTATAGTAACTATAATACAAAAGTTGAAACGTTTAATCAATGGTCTTTGAGAACCGAACCCGGGCGCTTAAGAGCAAAGTTGGCTAAATACAATATTGAAAAAGTTAAATATAGAGACTTAAAAATAAGACATATTAATCAAATAGTTGAAGATAATAAAAAAGCTGGAAATACGGGAGACTCTAATGACCCATATTGTGTAATGTCAAAATGCATAATTGACTATTGGAAATCTACAGCGGCTCAGCCATTTGCAAAATCTCCGCCTATATTACCATGTCTAATACCAGACCCAGGAATTTTTGTTCCAGTATATTATGGAGATGAAGCAAAATTAGGAGCTGACTTAAAAAGAGCATGGAACACTGGTAAAAGATTTAAACTTGAACCAACTTTGCAAACGGCTACCAAAGCAGTCGCAACAGCGGTTGCAGTTTCATGCGCAAGACATCTTAAAGACCTTAAATTCATATACAATGGAAAGATACCAACAACTAACGGCCCTATTCCAATGATAGGATTTTCTCCAACAGCATTCTAAAAAACAAATATATAACTTATTAACCTTTAAAAATAAAAACAATGTCACAAGACGTTTTAACAAAAACAATAGAGAATCAATCTCATGATTTCTCTAACTTTGATTGGGATGCATATTCTGCAGATTGCCCATCTACTCTTAGAAAAATAAACCAACATGTAAAAGCGCCTGAAGGTGTTAAGGTATATTCAAGAGAACCGTACGCTCAAGAACTTCTTAATTTAATGGAAAGTCATTGGAGCGAAAATAATCAAACACATACAATTCATGCAGGAGAAACTCACACTGGTAAAGTTTACGCAATAGACCCAGAATGGGCATCTATCGATATTGGATATCGAGAAATGGTATATGTTCAATTGTCAAAAGAATCTGCAATATCAAGAGCAAAATTAATTCCTGGAACTGAAATATCTGTTGAAATTACTGCAGAAAAAAATAAAAGCACTAGAGGATTTGTATTAGGTTCGGTTGAAGCAGGTATTAAAGCTGCTACATTAAGAGAAATTTTAGCATCTGCTGAAACTGGAAATACCGCATATATTGGAACTGTAACGAGCATGATTCCAGGTGGAGGCTACTTTGTTAATGTACAAGGAGTTGATTGCTTTATGCCAGGATCACTAGCTGGTATTAATAAACTTGCAGACTTTGGTTCTGTAATTAACACTCAAATGTATGTAGTGCCAATGAGTTATTCTGTTGAAAAAGGAACAGTGATTGTATCTCATAGAAAATATCTTCAAGCGCTTATTCCAAATGCAATTGAAGACCTTAAAAATAATGTCGGGCAAACTAAAGAGGGTAATGTAACAGGTTCTACAAAATATGGAGTATTCGTTGAATTTGATGATTGTTTAACTGGAATGATTCATGCAAATGATTTAAACACAGAAATGGCAAGAAAACATAAGGCCCGAGAAATTAATCCAGGTGATGTTATTGAATTTAAGATTAAAGAAATTATCAATAATGACAAAATAACCCTGACTCAATTAGAGCATGTTGAAATTAGCGACCCATGGGCTGACGTTGCAACTAAGTATAAAAGCTTTCCGGTTGAAGTTAAAGGGACAATAAAATCTGTTAAAGATTATGGAGTATTCGTAGATGTTGGAGATGGAATTGTTGGATTGCTTCACGTTTCAGAACTTCCTGATAATATTAAAGTAGAGTCACTTGTTAAGAATGATAATATTACCGTTCAAATAACCCGAATGGATGTTGCAACCCGAAAAGTTTTCTTGAAACTATAATTATTAATAACTTTAACATAAAATTAACAACCCAGATTTTTTAGTCTGGGTTTTTTGTTTTATATTTACATTATAATTAAAACAGATATATAAAGCATGGAAAGATTTAAAACATTCGGACAATTCATTAATGAATCAAATCAAAATAATATTGTTAATGTTATTTTGGATTCGTTGGAACCTACAATCGTTGAAATGCTTGCTGCAACCGAAAAATGGTTTGTAGAGAAATTTGAACAAGAGTTCACCAAATATGACAGGGAAATGGCTAGAATCAATTTAACCTATGATATGGTTAAATCTATTGAAATGTATACCTTACCAACCGACCAACTAATTTCAATGAACGTGCGTAAGAGTGCTAAAGGAAATATTGAAATTTCTTCTCAAATCAAAAGAGGAGAAAACACTTATAGTTTCCAAACTGAAGCGATTTATGCAGGAGGACATAACATCCAAAGACTTCACTATAGATACATTGTTAAGACAAGTATTCCTAAAACTGGAGCCTCTGAAATCTCTAAAGAATATTCTGAGAAAATTAAGAAAATGTCTAAGCTTGAAAAGTTGAATAATGAAATTGAGAGCTATCAAGTTCGTATCGAAAGAACCAAAGAAAAAATTGAAGTAAATTCAAAATTGAATGATGATGAGATACTAAATGTTTTAAATTCTAAAGAGGATTCTTATAAATGGCCTACTTGGGAAGAGATTGTTAAGAGAGATGCTGCTAAGAATTATGATAATGATGAAAATGTATTTAATCAAAGGCGAGAAGAAAGTATACAGTCTAGGATAAAATTCTGGAAAGATATGAATGTTGATTCTCAAAAAAGATACTTAGTAGACTATCAAAAGTCTGTTAATAAACTTATAGCAAAACGGGATTCTATGGTATAGTTATTTTTTACTTGGATATATACATTAACCTAAGTTTAATATATCCAAATTGAATGAATAATCTAAATGAATCTAATATTTTGCAGAATGCCCTTATTGGGGTAGAATTTGAGTTTTACTCAAATTTCAGCGCTGAAGATACTGCAAAAAAACTTGAAAAGATACTTGGCAAAAAGATTCATGTCGAGGATAAAGCACATAGTGACTTTGAAGTAACTCGTGATGAATTTAAAATAGAACCTGATATGTCAGGTGGTGCAAAACTTCTTGAATTGGTTACTGGAGCTCTTCCATATACCGCAGCCAGACTAATGATAATTAATGTTTGTCAATGGATTCAAGAGAATGGATATACAAATGACCGGTCTTCAATTCACTTAAATCTTTCATTTGATAAATCAAAAATTGAAAATAAGTATCGTATTTCTAAGATGAATGTTCTTAAATTCATTTTGGATTTTAATGAAGAACAAGTATTCAAATTCTTTCCTAAAAGAGAAAACTCAGCGTACGCAAAATCTATCAAATTTGTCCTTCCAAAAGAGGACACATACTTCTTTGATGGAAAACATATCAATCAACAGAATTTTATTTACCCTGATACAAAATATTACGGGATAAATTTTGACAAAAGACACAAAAATTATCTTGAATTTAGATATCTTGGAGGTGCGGACTGGGAAAAGAAAACAACTACTATTCTTTATCTAGTTGACCGTTTCTTGCTTCAATTATGGATATCAACTGAAGATACGGGCTTTACAGAATTAAATGCGATTGAATTGAAAAAAATAGTTGCAGATAATCAAAGAATAATCGACGCTAGAAGGGACTGGAAAACAATTAAAGATAATTGGAAAAATGTTAAGTTTACAGTTGATATGAATGACAATCCTAAAGTTGTTGACCTATACTGGTCTTCTGTTAAAGAACGTGTAATGAAACTATTCACACATGGAGACCTTAGTAAGGGACATATTAATTATGATTCTGATGCTGGTAAAATTCAAGTAAATGGAGGTCGTTTAGAATATTGTGTTGACCTTAGGGGTTATGAATTTGTAAGTTGTTTCCTACGAGGAGAATTTACCGAATGTGATATATACGGATGTGATGTTAGCGGTTCTGACATTCATTATTGTAATTTCTACCAATCAACACAAATTACTGGTTCCAAAATAGATGGCTCTTATGTTCATGGCACGTGCACTGCAAATGATTGTTATGTTTATGGAAAAGGAACCTTTAAAGGAACTATGAATGGCGGAATCTTTAGAGAGGGTTCTTTTGATAAAAAACTGGCTAAATTTAATGATGTTGAAATTGTTAAATCTAGAGCAATATAAAAATAAAATAAAAAGATGGGTAATATATTAGTAGGTAATCAAGGATTTCAAGAGCATCCTGAATGGGATACGGATTGCTTTAATAATTTTGTAGATGAACTTGCGGCTGACATAACAGGTTCGTGCATGATTCCAATGAATCTTCCAAGACAAGAGGTTCAAAATATAGTTAGACGGGCAAAAAAATGGTTTTATAAAAATTACGAGTATTCAGTACAAGAAAACTTTTTGGTAATTCCAGCCGCAATGTTTGAATCTGAACATTTTAAATATTCAAGGTCTTTTACACTTCCTGGAATGGACCCTGTAACGGGTGGTGGTGAAATATTTTCAGTGTTTGCAGTACTTGAAAAAGGAAATACATGGGGAGGAAGTATGGATATTAACTTTACCCAAGGAGATTTTGCAATTGAAAGAATGTTAATGGGTGGAATCTATGGAGGTTCTAAAACAGGACAGGCTGCAGAAAATTTGCAATACTACGTAATTAATGAAATGTTTTTTGATATGGCTCGACAAATTTTTAAAAATCCTTATAGTTTCCACTATAGTCAACTTACACATGAATTAAAATTCATGGGAGAAACTCCTAAAAAAGATACAATTTTAAAAGTTTATCAAACAATTCCGGAATGTGCTCTATTTGGAGATGAAGCATTTTTTAGATATTGTTCTGCAAAGATTAAAATTTCATTAGGACAAAAATTAGGAATATTTGGATTTGTCCTTCCTGGAAATATTCAAGTTAATCCTGATTTAATCAAAGGTCTTGGTGAAGATGAACTATCGGCAGTGATTGAAGAAATCAAGAGCGAAGAGGGTACCGACTGGATGTTCCATTCTTAAACAAATATATAATATTATGGAATTGTACATAAAATCACTTGAAGACCCTAATTACGATCAAGACCAATTACAAATCGATGAAGATATTGCCCTAATAATATCCCAAATCGAAACATTGATATTTACACAAAAGGGAGATGTGATGGGAGACCCTGATTTTGGGCTTAATCTTGAAGATTATGTGTATTCTTTTATGTATAATGATACAA